TTACTGCAAGGTAAAGTGCATTATCAAGATAAATAGATATATTGATATGATTTGCTACAAGAAATTTTAATATATCTATAAGATCATTTGTAATCGAATAATTTATCATGTCTTTTATAGAAATAGCAGTATTTTCATCTGATTTATATTTGGTTAAATAAATTTCATCCCCCATTTAATATTTACAAATAAAATAAATTTCTTATTTTATTCTAAAAATAAAATATATATTTTATTTTTTTTTCTTTTGATAAAGTATAATGGATTTTTGTAAACATTCTGAACTATTTGGCCAAGTAGGAAAAGACTTACACTCTTATAGAGTTTTTGACATTGCTGTGGTTGACGTATTGGCAACTGTTTTAAGTGCTTATCTAATTGTTAGATTGCTTCCACAAAATATATTGGCTAAACTTCCTGGTAATAATCCGTTTCTTACTGTATCCATTTTGTTATTTGGTCTAGGTATCATTTCTCATCGTCTCTTTTGTGTTAGATCCACAATTGATAAGCTATTATTTCCATGAGCAACAAAAACTTAAATTTTTTATATAATTTAAGTTTTTTTACTGTCAGTTTCTGATACAAAGGTTAAAGAAATAAAATAATTATATTAAAAGAATGGATTATGTGGAGCAGAAAGCTGATAGAAAACAACGACGTATAGGAAAAAATATATCAAATATAAAAAGTATAATGCAGGTTCATGCAGAAAAAATGAATTATTTTGAAAATTTACAAAATGTTATTCTTGTAAAAAAACAGAAATTATTAAAAAATGATAAGAATAATTTAGATTTACAAGAAGAAATTGATAATATTATTGAAAGAAAAGAAGAAATAGAATATCATCTTAATACTGCTCATATAATAAGTGATTTCGTGGATTTAGAAAATACTTCTGATGAAAAAAGTATATTTCAAGAAACAAAAATTTTATCAGAATACAATTACAAGCGTAATGAATTGATAGGTGATTACTTTAATGCAATCAGAGAAGAAAGACCCAGTCTTAATATAAAAGAAGATCGACCAACTATAAATATATGCAAACACTGTATTATAGAAATGATAGAGAGTTCCGAAGGATTTGTCTGTATTAAGTGCGGATTTTGCGATTCGTCAACATATATTAGCAATATTCCATCTTATAAAGATTCTCAGGAATACGAGAAAAAAATAGTCATAGATTATAAGCGTATAAATTACTTTGCCGAATGGCTCAATCAAATACAAGCTAAAGAACAAACAGAAATTCCAGAAGGTTTAACAGATTCATTAATTCTAGAATTTAACACTGAAAAAATAACTGACATGAGAAAATTAGATATTATAATCATGAAAAGGTTATTAAAGAAAATTGGATATTCTAAATTCTATGAACATATTCCTTTGATTATATATAATTTTTCAGGTATTAGACCCCTTACTATACCATCTTCGATAGAAAACAGGTTAAAATTTATGTTTAATGAAATTCAAATCCCATGGGAAACATATAAAGATAAGGCTAGAAAAAACTTTTTTAGTTACCCTTATATACTATATAAATTTTTTGAAATATTAGAAATGCGTGATTTTTTACCATATGTTACATTTCTTAAATCAAGAGATAAATTATATAAACAAGATATTGTTTGGAAAAAAGTAATATCAGAATTAATTAATGATCAAAAACGTGGAGATACTGATAAATTATATGATATACAATGGAGATTTATTCCAAGTGTGTAAAAGATTAAAAAAATAATTTCAAGTAAAATAATACAATTTTATTTGAAATTGTATTGTAATGAGTAAGATAGTAAAAATTGGAGACAGCGAATACAACCTGGATCAAATTGCTAATGCATTGAAGAATAATACTAAAAATTTAGAAAAGGAAAAAGATCAACAAGAATTTGTAAAATTACTGATGATCTTTTTATTATTTAGATACTTTATCATTTGCAGACTTCTGTCGAACCAACGTGGGATCGTCCAAGGTCTTTATATTTTTTTCACAATGAGTTTAGCTACTTTGATTTCACAAGTATAAAATAAATATTGTTTTATTTTTTAGGTTTTTTATTGATTGTAAATTTTGTTCCTTTATGAGTTGATACGCTAGAAGTATAAGCACTTCTAGAAGTGCTAGTATACATAGAATTATTTGTAGCCCATATTTCTGGGCTACACATTTTAAATTTTGGATCATCATGTAGTTCACCGCGATAGTAAAATACTTGATCTTCCAATTTATTACTTTGCGACGTGTTATCAATGACTAAGCAATTATAGTCGGAAGTACAAGCGTCCAAGACTTTTTCAAAAAAAGCCATGCTTGGGAACATTCCAGCATAATTCTTATAAATTTTCTCTCTGTCAGAAAAATTATTGTTTTTAAGAATAAAGGTATAATCTATATTTGTTCGCATAGCAGGGGGTAGACCCATAGGAGATTGCATCGTAAGTATATATAGTATCTTGAAGTGCCTACCATTAAAGAAAATTTCTTTAATAGATTCATCTTTCGACCAACTACTAGAGTCGCTGAGACAATCATCAAATAATAAAAACGCATTAGGATTTCTCCAATTTTTATCAATAGCTTTTTGTTGTCGATCAAATATCTTCGTAAGAATTTCTGGGGAGTACTTTTTATGAATAAACATTCCTGGTATAAATTTATCATAAAAATGTGTTAAATTATCTGTATGGGATATCACTGTACCAACAGGGATATCCCGTTTGTGGTACAGTATGTCTTTAACAAGAACACTTTTTCCTGTATTACGCTTTCCTAAAAGAACTATTATACTTTCTCTGGGAACTTTTTTCATATTGAATGGTTTCAAATTTATTTCTATGTCTTTTTTGCCTGACATTGTTAATTTAATATTACGAAATAAAAATTATTTCGTAATATATCGTGGTTTTATTAAAATGGGGCAATACCTGTCAAAACTTCTTCTGAAATACTTCCTTTAAGCCCATTAATATAGATAGTCAATAAACTAACTAAAGTAACGATGAAAATTGAATTAATATAATCGGATTTATCTGCTTCTTTGCCACTTAATTTTGTTGTAACAAATGTAAAAACAATACTTAATAAAATTGCTAAAATGATGATGCTGTAGCTATTTTTAAAGTAAACTAAAAAAGAACTCATTTATATTATAATTTTATAGAATAAATAAATAAATCTGAACAAACTTACTTTTATTTATTCACTATCAGAAAAGAAATTTGCATCATCAATGCGGTTTTGAATATTAGGAACAGCTTCGTCTTCTTTATCAGCTAAAAAAAATATTTTTTTATTGATACTATTTCCCATAAATCCTGTAGGGGTTTCATCCACTGACCTGCCAGAAGTTACTTCTAGATCAGGTCTTTGATCTTCATGTTTTTCAAAAAGACTGCCAGGGATATCATCATTAGGATAATTATTTTTATCTTCAAAATGTTCTCCTGCGGGTTCTTTCATAAATAAATCTTCTTTCCCGTGAAGATCTTCTTCGCTTGAAACACTTTCATTTCCAGTGTCGTCGCTTTTGTTTGAATGATGGCTTGAAATACTTTCATTTTCAGCTACAATATCATCTTCAATCGTCTCTTTTATATCATCTAGACCTATATCTATAAGATAACTTTCTATGATATCTTGAATAGGAATAAGATCCCGGATAGTTTTCTCTATAGATATACCAATTATATTTTTACTTCTTTTAACATTTCTTTGTATTTCAGAAACTTCCATACAAGTTTCGCGATCATCCATTAAATAAGGATCTTGATACATTTGTCTGGCAGTTTCTACATAGGCTTTGTGAATAAAAATTACAGCTGTAGGCACCTTGATATCTATTTTTTTCGATTTACCCATATGGATAGATGATAACACTTTAACATTTGCTACAAATACAGCATCTATAAGGCCGTTGATATACGATTCGTCAGCTTTACGAAGAATACGTTTAAATTCCTTGTCTATAATATCAGTATTCCAACGGATAACAGAACAAAGTTTTTCTTGGAAAGATTTTAAAACCAGATCATTTTTCCGGCATGAATCAAAAATCGATTTGATTCCTTCATAAATAAATGGTGCTAAAAGATCAATCAATTGATCTGTATATAGGTTTTTCGCGGCTACCACAGATGCGCCAGAATCTTCCATAATATTCTTATTTATTTTGATTTTAAAAAACTTTTTTTAACGAAATTTTATTTATTATCTTCGATTTGCTGGAGGAGTCGCGCGTCTAGAACTTACAGGAGGAGATGTCCTCGAACTTACCTCCGATACTGATAGTATTTCAATAGGGATAAGGGATTCTTTAATAGGCTCGTTTCTTTCTTTAATAGTGTCTCTAATTTTTTGATTAAAAGCCTCAACATTGTCAATTTCTAATTCTTTTGGCGTAACTATATCTTTTACGATTTCATTATTTTCAGTATTTAGTAAATTACTATTTTTAACACGTTCATTAAGAATTCTGTCTTGTTCCTTGTCAAGTTCTTTTTTATCTGATTCTTCTTTTTCTCTTATTTGTTTTTTTTCTAAAGTTCTTGCTGCTTCAAGAGCAATATTTTTTTCTACCAGTTTTTTTTGAATTTTTTCAAGTTCAAAAGCTTTCCTGTTTTCTTCTTCTTGAAAAATTCTTAACATATTTTCATCATCAAATGCTTTTATTTTATTCTCCATATTTTCTAAAGAAGCTGATAATTCATTTTCTTCATCATTTTTTACTTTAGAAATTTCCTGTGATTCAAATGATTTTAACTGTTTTTCCAGATCATTATTGACTTCGGTTTTACAAACAGTGACATACTTTCTTCTCGACATATTCTTAATATCATATAAATTTATTTAATTATCATAAAACAATCGAAAAAAAATATATGATAATATATATACAAAGTATATATGCCGATAAAATGCGAAGGCGGAGATAAATTCCCTAAAAAAATGCGCGAATATCACTTAGCTTGTATCAATTTAAAAATCCTCATGAATTTAAAACCTTCTCATAAAAATTTCATACGAGATGTAACCAAGGTTTTACCATTTGCTACAAAAAATTTTAATTTACAACACAAATTAAATAAAAAAAACTTTTTCGAAAAAGAAATTGAACAATATTTTGTACAAAATTTTGAAAATTGTAAAAACTATTTACTATGGAAAAAGACAATAAAAATAAAATAATATACTATTTGATAAAGTTTTATTGAAAATTTTCGACGAGACCGTCTCGTTGAAGTGAATTTAATCCGATTCTGAAATTGATACCGTACGTCGAGTCCTTGCACACAGCCGAAAATACCCAATTGTGTAGGCCTTTCTGAATTCTACGCGCTGCTTTAGTTCTTCTTAGATAATTATTCTTCGTTCTTAACTGGATTCTTTTGATACAACTGTATCTTCTGATATCAAAATCGATTTCATTGAAAGATAGTTTGTCGACTGAAGTCAAATTATTTCCATAGTAATTAAAATAAATTAAACCTATAGGCAAATTCTCGATTACTTTAATTTGACAATTTCTGCAACTA